ACTTCATCCACGGCATGGCCACCATTGCCGCCTATGCTGCCACCAAGTATGGCAGTGTCCAACAATACGCCGACTCCCGCCTCGCTGGGGAGAAGTCACCTGTCAATCACATGCTGCGCCACATGGGGCAGTACATCACCGGGGAGAACCATGATCACTTCGGCAATGTAGAGTCACACTTACTAGCCATTGCCTACAACGCCATGATGGAATACTACTACTACCAACGCTACGGCAGAGAGGAATACAAGCTAAATGTCAACACCACTATCGGCCCAGGGACTGAATAGGCCCATAGCCGAACGGCTCATCGAAACCCCGGCAGGTATCATTCACCTGTACACGGTCGAGAAACCCAACCACAGCCTGGAGGTCACCGCGACACTGAAGACCAAGGTCACTGTTCATGCCGACGCCCTGCTCATGTACGACAAGATGGGCAAGGAGTTGGTACGCAAGGCCGAGGACACCGCAGTACGCAAGTTGATCTCCACGATACTGTTGCCCCCGCCACTGTTGTCTATCGTGCGGGAACTCAATGTCCTGTGTATGGAGTGCCTTGTCACCATGCAGGACAGCGCCCACCTGGAGGATCTCAAGCTCAAGCGCATGGACCTCACCGACCAGTTGGCCAAGATCCAGGCCATCGTGCGCCAACCATACCTGGAAGGAACCTATGGGCATGACGCTCGACCTGCCGACGATCAGGGTTGACATGCGCGAGGGGAGCAAGACCCTGGTGCCACTGTTGGAGAATACGTGCAATGTCATACAGGTGCCTCAGTTACCAGCCGGGGACTTCATGTGGCGGTCTCGTCTCCGCGATGGCAGTACTGTCAAGACGCTCTGTGAGTACAAGACCTTCGCCGACTTCCTCGCAAGTAAACGTGATGGCCGTCTACTGGAGCAGGTGGTTGGGATGCTGGAATATGGTGACCGTAACATCCTGCTCATTGAAGGCGACTGGGGGCTGGGACCCAAGGGCATGGCAGTAGTAAGGAGCAAGGAGTGGAAGAACCATCGCGGCATCATGGTCGAAGGTGGGTATAGGCAACCACATACAGGTACGGCACGGCCACCTACGTTCAGTGAACTATCTGGCTTCCTCTGGGAGTTGCAGTATATTGCAGGCTTCCAAATATGGAGGAGTATGACCAAGGATGAGTCGGCAGCACTGGTCGCACAAGCATGTCGTCTGGAGTGGAAGTCATGGAAGGAGCATGATGCCCTTGGCGTAGATGGGGTAGTGGGGGCCAAGATGGAGAAGGTCACGCCCAGTGGTGGCCCCAAGTTTATGACCCCCGGTAAGTGCTGGCGCATGGCCGCACAGATAGATGGGCTAGGCAGTCTTGCGTCATACACAGAACATGGGTTTGATACGCCACATGAGATGGTCAACGCCAGCATTGAGACATGGGAAGCAGTGTTGCCAGCGAAACAAAAGTGGCGTGCCCGTGACATATACCGCTGGCTACGAGAGAGATAGAAGTTAGTCACTAACAAAGGAGAACAGAACAATGACAACGAAACAATTGGTTACCGCACATAGCCGATGGTTGGAAGTGATGGTCAACGCGAGGCGACTACTATCCAAACCGGGCAAGTGGTCACGCACTACCCACAACCTAAACAACCGGGGCCTGCCCTGCGTCGTCACAGAGGCGCAACGCTATAGTCTCATTGGCGCACTGGAATGGGGCCTGGATGATCCCAATGAGTTATACGCCGTGTGCTCGTATATGTGCAGGACACTGGGATTGAAAGGCAATCTCCACGATTGGCATAGGCGTATGGAGGAAGCTGGCGAGATGGTCGTACTCGCCGACATACTCAAGCTGCTCAACAAGGCCATCGTGATGACCGAAAGGACGATCATCGACAATGACTGATAACAAGCTGGCCGTGAACGACAAGCTGGTGTGGTACGCCTGGGTGCGGGGTCTCGCCGACATTGTTATACATCTACTGTGGATCACCGCCCTGACCACGTACCTCATGCCACTGCTATGGGAGATACACAAGGCAATCAACATCCGGGGAGCGAGGTAATGGATATGGAACGATCGAATCAAAACTGGATCAGCAACATGAGGGGTACCGAGGACCTCTTTGACGAGCATCACAATGTCGAAGGTGAACGTCACATTTCCCAGGACATCAACGGCAAGTACTGGTTCTGGGACGAGACCGGGGCCGACGGGTACGGCCCGTTCAACGACATACCGGCCTGCCGCGAGGCCCTGCGGAACTACGGCAGGACGCTGGGCTAGTTATGGCAGTGGACTTCTGGCCGTATTTGACACGGGGCGTGGGGGCGCGGTGCAGCCGGTGCATCGCCACCCTCGACCCCAGCCAATTCAGTCACGTCGTACCACCGGCAGGACCATCAGATGCGGAGGTAGTATTTGTCGGTGAAGCCCCCGGTGGGCAGGAGCGGGACGAGCCATTCCAGGGCAACGCCGGGGACGAGTTGAACAATCACTACCTCCCACTGGCCAAGCTGGAACGCAGTGAGGTGTACATTACCAACGTCTGCAAGTGCCGCCCACCCAGTAACCGGACCCCAAACGTGAGTGAGATTAACGCCTGTGCCCAGCACTTCCTGGTACGGGAACTCGACCGGCTAAACCCTAAGCTGGTTGTCCTCATGGGCGGCACCGCTTCCAGTATAGTTGATGGCGACCCAATAGATCTGGAGAGTGATCACGGGCGGCATTACCATGGGACGATATTGGGTCGGGGTCCGTATGACATTATGCCAACATACCATCCCGCCCTGGGCCTGCATGTGAGTAATCGCATTGACGCCATCGAGGAGGGGTTTGCCAATGTGGGCAACTGGTTACGTGGCAAGTACACTGAACCCGTAGACGAGTGGAAAGGAGAGGAGGAATACGTCTACCTGGAGGACTGGGGCGGTGGACATAAGGGGAGTAAGCCGGTGTTTATTGACAGTGAGTCAGAGTATGGCGCACTGTACTCGTGGCAGTTCACCCAAGTACCCGGTGTGGGCATCATGGTGCAGGAGCATGGGGACTCGACGCAACGCATTGACGCCAAGCGCCGGTACCTGCAACGCCTACTCAACGAGTGCAAGGTGCTGGTGATGCAGAATGCCATTGTAGAAGTGGCGGCATTTAGGCAGTTGGGCATACATGTCGATTGGGCAAAGGTAACTGATACGATGCAAATTGCCTACAGGCGTGCCATGTCGCAAGGTCTCAAACCCCTGGCCAGGAGACATTGTGGCATGAAGATGCAATCCTACCTGGAGGTAACCAACAGGGCAAGCAAGCGCAAGGTGCAGGAGTGGATCATAGATGTGGCCGACCATCTCCCGGCGTTAGTCACTAACCGGGTGAGTGAGAAGACCGGCAAGTACTTGAAACCAAGTAAAAAGGAGAACCCCATGGTGGCGGTGCTGGATGGGATACTGCGGTCAATGCACACTAATCCCAAGTACGACCCATGGAAACGCTGGAGAGAGCACAAGGAGGAGTTACCCGCTGCGGCCACGGCTGCGGCGATAGAGACAAAGAAGAAGCAATGGTACTGGCGGGAGTGGCTACTGGATTATGTAGGGAGTGACATGCCCCAACGTGGATTGAGACATGTCGATCCCACCCTCGCTAAATGGTACGCCTGCCGGGATGCGGATGCAACATGCCGCGTTTACTATACGATAGGCAAAGATTTGGATAGCTTATGGAAAGTGAGAGAGTATGACTGGAACAACCGATGACATGACAATCACGATGGGCGACATTAAGCAGGCGTCCATCAACCGGGCCGACATGACCAAGGCCACCTACGTCAAGGTAACCATGGGCCTGGAGTTGTACCTCATGGACGTTATGCTCAGGATGGCGGACTCCAAGAACAAGACCGACCTGTTCGCTGTACTGCATACGTTCTTTGAGATAGGGATACAGGCGGGGATAGATGCGGAGCGCAAACGTATCCATGACGCCGTTGCCGCTGCCGACGAGGTAGATGCGGCGGCGTTTGACGACATGGTAGACTAGAGTTAAGTAGTTCATTCTAAAGGAGAAACCAATCACATGGCCAACAAAAAGCCATTCATCACAGAAGAGCCGGTACGCACCCTGGAGGTGCTGGCACAACCCAAGGTCGCCCTAGCCACAGCCAAGGAAATGGAGTCACTCATCCGTGAGCGCCAGGGCTACAAAGCCCAGGAGAAGGTGGCACTTGGTCTCATTGCCAAGATCAACCCGGTCATCTACTCGCACATGGCACGCATGGAGGATGGGGTCCAGATACATGTGACAGATTCCCGCCTGCCTGAAGGTAAGGTCTGGCGTGCCGTCCTCGGTGGGGCGACCCGTACCACGGTCAACCTGTCGGCACTCAAGATGTCCATGCTGGCCCACGGCATACAGCCTGCCAAGATCGACGACATATTGGATTACGAAGTCCAGGTCGTTGATGAGGAGACCGGGAAGCTGACGTTGACGCAGGTTGTCAAAACATCCACTAGCGACAGTGTTAACATACGCATGGTTAATGCTGGTTAGTCACTAACTGGTCAACCATTTCGCTGGATGTACGCCAGCGCGGGGGCGGTGAGATAAGCCATGTTAAGGGTGGCCGTCGTCCCCAACTATTACCAAGGAGAACCAATCAATGAAACGTGATGGTACCGCCACCTACTGGGGACTCGACGTGCCTGCCGACTGGGTATTCGTCAAACGCTGGGGCGATGGGTATGCATTCCAACGCCATGGCCTACGGGTCCTGGTTGACTGCGAAACCAAGGCCGACGGCCACCAGTGGATACATGTATCGTACTCGCGTGCCCATTGGACGCCCATACACAGCGACACAGTCCTGGTCAAGGAGACCTTCATTGGCAACGACCGCTACGCCTATGCCGTGCTCCCGCCAAAGGATAGGTATGTTAACCTCCATCCCAACTGCCTCCACCTGTGGGCGCGCATGGACGGTCAACCAGTACTGCCGGAGTTTGATGTAGTAATCGAAGGTATAGGAAGAACAATCTAGTACGTCCCCCTGGGGACAAAGGAGAACCAATCATGAACGACACCGAGATTATGAACCGTATCCGCGAGGCCATCGCCGCCCTGGACGAGGCCCTGCTGTATATACCCCATGTGGACAAGATAGACCACAAACGGTACATCCGTATCCAGGACGCCGCCACCGCGCTGATCGAGGCACGCGAGGAGTTACAGATACGCATCACCGTTCAGGACAACGCACGCAAGGCTATCGAAAGGATGTCCCAATGAAACCCGCCCCCTGGCTAGCCGCAGTCACCGTCATCTCCTGGGGCCTGCTGGTCATGGCCATCTCCACCAACGCCGTCCAAACCGCACGCCTCAACCGCCTGGAGGAAGGTCTCAAGGCCGTGGCTGAAGACATGGTCAAGCTGGATGTGGCGCTCCAGACCATCAATGCCCGTATTACCAAGATGCAAGGAGGTGAGAGACTATGACACCAGCAGAAAAAGCCCACTTGGCCCAGGTTGCGGCATATGGGGTCAAGCCAACCAATGCACTATTCCCTGTGATAGGCGACATGTTCAACGCCCACTGGGAACGCTGTGATGCACTACTAGTCACCACCAATGCCCACAAGCGCACAGATCAAAGCATCGTCATGGGCAGGGGCGCGGCGAAACAACTGGCATTGAAGATTGACGGTATAGATGTCGATCTCGGTCGCCAGATAGAGCACTTGAAACCATATGGCATAGTGTGGTCGAAATTCGAGATCGAGGACGGCGACTGGGTCGTGCCTAACATCGGTGCATTCCAGGTCAAACGTTCCTTCAAGGACAAAGCCTCACTGGATCTCATTGAACGTTCCTGTGTCATGCTCGACAAGTGGTGCCGCGCCCACCCCAAGGCGAAGGTGCGCCTCAACTACCCAGGCATTGGCAACGGGGGTCTCAGTGAAGCTGAGGTACGGCCAATACTGGAGGAGTGCCTGAACATGAAACAGGTGTCGATATGGAAATGCCCGGTGGTGGAGGTTAGTGACTAACATGGCCGACAAGTCATACAGCAACATCCGCGACATCCTCGGTGACCTCGTGGGCCAGCGCCTCGTCGAGGTCACCCAGCACGACATGGACGAGTGGCAGGAGACCGGCGAGGCGTACATCATGCTCATGTTCGAGAACGGCGCATCCCTCCAGGTGTTTATTGGGGAGGACGGGTTCGAGTATGTCAAGGGGGTTAGTGACTAACATGGACATCTCTATCCCATACCTCACTGGCGTATTCATCCTGGGCTTTATCCTGGGGTTCATCATTGGACGTGAATTTGGGGGACAGTAATGAAAATGAATAACGATCCAGAGTGGTTGAAGCAAAAGGCAGAGGCCGAGGATAGGTGCGAGGTTTCGGTCGAGAAGATGCAAGTCGCCTACGAAATCCTGAAAGGTTTCGCCGAGAAGCGAGTGGCCAATCTCGACAAGCATCTCCATGATGAACGGGAGGAGAACTACCGGCTTCGCCTCAAGATCCAGGAGTTGGAAGACAAGCTCGCCAGGGAGTGACTATCCATGTACATACCATCACGTGTTCGCCACCCATCCTTTGCCAACACCCAGGCGCTCGACCGTCTCCCTATGCCCACAATCGAAGACATGATGCGCCTGGGTGTGGCCATTGATGTACCATATCTTAGCACTCTCGCTGAGGAAATGCGTGATACTATGGAGGATCTCTCTGCGAAGGTAAGGCGACGGGTTCCGCCAGATAAGCTAGCAGAGTTTCTCGGCAACGTTGATGACACTGACGATGCCGAGGACACGGGGGAGGGCGACACTGCGCCGGTATCGGTAGCCAGCCGGTTCAAGGTCACCTCCCCCGAACAGGTGGCATGGTTTCTATTTGACACACTAGGCATTGGCAAGGGCAAACAGTTAGTCACTACCCCGGATGGGTCACGTATATCCACTGGCAAGAAACAGCTAGAGGCATTGAAGCAGGAACATGAGGCGATTCAGGAGATACTAGCTTTCAGGGAAGTTCATAAGCTATACACCACCTATGTCCTCAAACTTCCGCGGATCGCCCGACACCATCCTAAAGGCCGTCATTGTCCTGTATGCGGTCATACTCATCGTGAGTCTAGTAATAGAGTTCACTCGACCATAGTAGCGACACGCACCGACACTGGTAGACTAGCTGGACGTCGCCCCAACCTGATGAACATCCCCATTAGATCCCCCATGGGGGCAAGAGTGCGTGCGGCGTTTGTGCCCAGCTACGGCATGTCCATGGTGGGCGCGGATTATAGTCAGATTGAACTACGTATCCTCGCCAGCGAGTCTGCCGACCCGTTCATGATG